ACGTCGGGTTTGTTCACCATACTCTCCAGAGGCTACGTATCGGAATTTATATCCACCCTTACGAAGACGTTTAAAAAACTTTTGCAGGTCAGCTTTGACAAGCTGGCCATGCTTAGGTAAATGATCGTCATCATATGTAAGGTTGAGCATACAAGACTTCTCGTGCATCATCTGCTCGTGGGTAATACGAATCGCCCACTCTCTTGAATAAGCTAGTCTGCATTCTATGCATTGACCGCACTTAAGAGGACCATGGGTAGGATGAGACCAAAGAGAAGTACACACAACACCTTAGAAACGTATACCACCACGCATTGGAGCGTTGACAATGTTAGCCATTTGAGTACGACCGACATTATGCCGAAACTGCTGCGCAGAGCTATGTTTATGAACAGGGGATCTATGTAAAGGTTTCATTTCATTCTCCTTAGAAGTTGGTGTCAATGGGTACAGTTACATCAAGTAGCGAACTGTACCCGATACTAACATTATTCCGACTTGGACGTCGGTTCCGCAGCAGAAACTTGCGTTTCTACAACGGCTTGAGGAATAGCCAAACCAAGGCGAACCGCCTCTTCAGTATTTGCAGGATCTGCAAAAAACTGGAGGAACTCCTGTGGGCTATTATTAAAACGAGAACGAAGTTTAGCGTCCATACGCATAAAATTCTCATCAGCCTGGCGAACGTAATTCATAGCAGTCTGAAAATCAAAAATGCCATCAGAATCAAGATACTGAGGCATATTAACAGGGTTAGGCATAACACCTGTTTTCATAAAACGATCAACAATAGTGTTGATATCAGACTCATCTTTAAACTGCTGTTGCGTTAAAGATGGATCTAAACACTTAAGACTTGCCTGATCACTGGCAAGATCCATATCATAATTAAACGCGGAGCGACAAAAAACGGTTTTCATAGGTAATTCCTTTAAAAAAAATCGTGCCATACTATTATCTAGCAGCACGCATGATACTAAATAACATTTTAGCAAAGGGTTCTAACTCTTTGCCTAAACGTCCAGCATTCATCATTTGCTCAGCAGCTTTCAAATCAAGCTTTCCAAGCTCAGTTTCATTTTTAATCTTTGAAATATAAGCACGCATTTGGTTTTGAAGGACTTGTTCAGATTGATCACGAGAACCTAATAACTTGGATTCATCCTTAACCTTTTCAACAGCATAACGAATAGCTTCAGTGTTCCATTGAGAAACACTACGTCCCATAGTTAAACCTTTGGGCATATTCTCAAGTTCAAGTTTAAGCTTGCTTACAGCAACATCAACTTGTTGAATTTGAGATTTAGTTAACTCGGTTTGAACACCTTCGAGATACTCCGTCTGGGCACCCGTCTGCTTAGCAGTAGCTTGAGTAGAACGAATAGTAGATGGAATTTGAGCAGAAGTTGCAGCTTGCGCTGCCCCAGTAACTGGAGATTGATAGGTAGCCATAGCACCTGATGGAGTGCTTGCGCCTCCGCCTTTCATATAAGCCAACATAGGATTAAGGCCTGCAGCCTCCATATCCTTAGTTTGGCGTTGATAGGCTGTATTGGACATTCTTTCCTGAAAGTCCATTTGTGCTTGAGCATTACCTTGATTAGCAGAATTAGTATCTTGTTGACCAAGATAACCCAACCCCCCAACTAGAAGGGTTGCAGCAGCAGCATCATCAATTCCAAACATATTAGAAATGATCGATTAAGCCAGGTACAGAGTACATAGGCAGAGGACGAGCAGCATTAATACTAAAAAAAGCATCTAACAAGAGCTGCTGTCCGTTAGCAGAAGCACCAACAGCCAAATTACGGGCTAGAGGTGGTGTATCTTGAATAAAAGTAGAGTTCAAAGTCGGGAGACTAGTAAACTTTTGCGCATAATGCCAAGGGTCGATAGTGCCCGCAGAAGTAGACTTAAACAAACCAGTGATTTGCGACGGGTTGTAACGATACTCAGCCCATCGCTCTTGGTAACCAAATACGTTGGAGTCATTAGAAGAACCGTCACAGAAAATCTCCTTATTCAAAACAGCTTGCTCACCGAGAGTAGCAAAAGCAGGAAAATAAAAGTCATAACGAGTGGAACGAGACCAAAATCGTCTAATACCTTGTTGATAAGTAAGATCGGCTCGTACAGACACAAAGCCAATAACATGACCATGCTCAACAAATGACTGAGTAAAACCATGGCCTTTAGCCATATAAGTACCAAACGCTGCCAAGTTAGCTTGAGGCGTAGTAGCACCAGTCTGACCAGTAGCAGAAGTTTGAGCAATAGGAGTAATAGAAATAGGAGTAGAACCACCGCCCAAATATTCAGGGCGTTGGAGACGCGCATCTGGAGATGCAACGCCAAAATGGCTGCGTATAATTTCGGTGTACCTTGTACCACCTCGAGCGTCCCGCTCCAGAAGTTTCTGAATCTGAAAAGACTGACGTAACTGATTAATAGTAGCAGCTGTAGCTGCAGACAAATCAGCATAAAGACCAGTAGCTAAAGCACCTGGAGGGCCAAAAGTTAAATGTTGGCCAGAAGTAATAGTCGATATGTTTTTGACAAAACCTGCATCGACAGTTAAATCAGATAAAGTTGTACTACCAGAATTAGCAATACTAAAAGCAGTGCCAGTAGATACAACAGGGGCTCTTGTACCTAAAGGAAGGGTTACAGCGTTACCACCCTTTTGAGGCCAAGGAAGAGCAGAAGTAAAATAGTCGTGTCGTTTACCACGACGTTGAAGAACATAATTAGTTGAAGGTGTAGTATCAGGTCCATCACCTTTATCAACAGTTAAAGAGTTTTGTAAATTTTGATCACGGAACCACTGGTTCCAAATCAAATTACAAGCTCTTACAGGCAACGCAGAGTGTGAAATCGTATTACTGTTGCCAACTTGCCCGACAGTTGGCAAGCCAAGATAGTCTTGCAATGAACCAACTGCATAACCTCCGGTTGGTGAAACTTGTTGAGGGATAGAGTAGGAAATACTATCGGCAGGGTTATCCTGCTGCCCCATAAATTTAACCCAGTTGTCCCATACCAAACGATTAGGAACAAAGAAGAAGAACGAGTCCAGATGGAGATTATCCATAACTGGGAATAGTGGAGTCGCGAGACGCCCGAACATAACAGCGTTAACATTAAACGTATCACCGGGCAGTACCTCCTCACACATAATAGGAACTAGATAACCACTGTCAAAAGTGGTTTTAAGCGTTTTCTCCATAGAAAACTTAGAGCGCGGAATATCCGCTTTAGGCACCATAGCAAAGCTATGTGCAGAGGCTGATTTATTTTGAAACATAAATAATCCTTAATAAAAAAGCACCCCCGAAGGGGTGCAAGGGTCAAAGTGAACTTTGGACAACGTCCTTACCACGGACGAGAACAGTTGGTGTGCCTTCACGAATAAAAGCACCGTTTGAATCATCAAACTGACCCAACAAATACAAATCAAAATCGTCAGGATGCTTGTTCAATGGATTATCGGCGTTAACGCGATTAATCTCATCCGTGAAATCACGAACAGCAACATTACGATGTGGAACAAAAAAGGGACGGTTAAAAACCTCAGCAGCCCTATCTTTAACAGAAACTATAAATTGCAACATATATGACCTTTAAATTGTACGTTTTGATAATGAAACTCTAGATTCGCTAACAAACTGTCTTGCGATCTTTCGAACAGGAAGATTTTCGTATCGTTTCTGCTCTACTTCCAGATCGGCTCTCGCCGAAGAGCGAAACTGCATATCTAAACTCAAATCATGACCCAACTCCTTTAATAAAGTTTTATAGTACCTAGGGACTGGAGCCCTAGAACCTTGTGCGGTTATGACACTTCCAGTCGGAAAAACATCCGACATAAAATAGTCATTAAACCACCCCTTACTAATGCCTTTCGACATTATTAAGAACTCTGGATTAGGAAATGTTATTTCCCCATCCTCTTTATTTACGTGCAACGGCAAAGGTGAGACCTTTTCAGAAGTCTTAATTTTCTTGAGTATATATCTTGCGATATACGCTGCGCTTTCAAAATTAAGTGTCCCAATTAGGTGGTTTCCCTGATGCCAATACCTAGTAACTGACTTAGATGTGTAAGTCCGGTCACCACCAGAAGCACGACCAAAAAGCAAACGATCAGAAGCAAAGTCCACTCCAAACAAAGCAATATGAAAGTGGGGACGTCGGGTTTGTTCACCATACTCTCCAGAGGCTACGTATCGGAATTTATATCCACCCTTACGAAGACGTTTAAAAAACTTTTGCAGGTCAGCTTTGACAAGCTGGCCATGCTTAGGTAAATG